TGCTTGGTATACGCCATAGCACGGGCAAGAGCTTTGGTATAACGTGCAGACAATGAGTCATACAGGTTATCTTCCATTGCTTCTTCCGTAATTGCGAATCCCATAGCAATAGTTTCGTGGTTGTAACGTGCTGTAAAAGACTCTTGCGCTGAATCATAAGCGATTGCAGAACCTTCGTTTTTTACAGGAGCAGCACCAAAGCCGCTCAACTTTACTTCCTCTTCAAAACTACGCTCGGAGCTTTCTGTCTCATAAATGAGATCATGCTCGTCTTCGTACTTCTCATACTCCAAACCAAAAAGGGCATTAAGCCCAGGCAGGAGTTCCTTAAGCATTTGCGCTCGTGAAATAGCCATGCTCTAATTCTCCTTAAACGCCTAGTTTAGTTTCGTATGCGTGGCTTAGTGGCAAATATGTCACTAAACAATCCGTAAAGGCATCACCAACTGCGCTGGATGGGCCATCTACGAATTCTACAATACGAAGTGGTAAAGTATTAGTAGTAGCAATAGAACCGCCATCTAAGGCATTCTTGCTTCTACCGATTGCAGTCGATCCCGCTGTACTAACCGCTGAGACATTGTTTCCAAGTCCAGTTTGAGCAATAGCCTCATCTCCCTGCATTTGGAAAACAAGCTTAGGATCATCAACAACATACGCCATAATGTCGTCTGCTGCTGTAGATGCTGGAAATTGCTGGTTAAAAGTTAGCTGGCTAGTACTTGGATCAGTGTAGGAAACTCCTACAAAGATGCCGACAGTGCCGGCAGCAACAGAGGTTGTAACCGCTGCTTTCTCTAAAGTACCTGCGGCAACTAGTTTAACAAAATCGCCGTAAAAAATCGCTGTGCCGTACCCGCTTGCAATCTTAATATGTCTGACCTTTCCGGTGAAAGAGCCACTCGCACTAAGAGTGTTTACTGGTTCAGCACCCATTGGGGTTGCTGTGGTAGCCATAAATGACCTCCTTTAATTATAGAAGCAACCCAGCAACTTGGGTTAACTTCTACCAAAAGTGGTTCTCGTATTCCTTTCAGGTTTCATCATGGGCATACGAGGGTCGTTTTCGCGCATAAAGTTATTATCAACAGATTCCATTTGGGTATTTGCAACTCCTTGAAAATGTTTGGTTCTACCTTCCATTTTCTCTTCTGGTGCTTTGCATAAAAGCAATCCACCAAAATGCACGTTACCCTCAAATCTAGATCCTATGTCGGACATAATCTGCAACTCTGGGTGGTCTTCAACCTTGCAAGGCTCCCAACCTTCCCTGAACGATCTTGATACGTTCGTGTTGTCTGACTGTCCAAGGACATCGGTTCTTACCCATCTAAATACCCAACCAGGTTGAGGCTCTGGATTTGGCAATATAGATGCCGGAATCCAATCATCAGATGGTCGATAAGAATCACTTTGTCGCGTTTCGTTTTCTCTAGGGGTGCGCTCTTCTGCCATGTCTACTCCTTAATTTAAAAGATCAGCGTGTCTGGCATACTGTTCATTTGTTAACCCAAGCCGCTTGGCGAGTGCTACCTGAGTGGCGGTCATCCGTATTTTGCGCGGTTTAGCACCATTATTCCTTGCGGAAGGTGCTACCACCGTCGAGGGTTGACTGGTCGTCACGGTCGCGTCACCGCCATCTGTGTCGCTTTTATCCGGCCAGTCAAAATCTGGGTGTGTCTTTCTCATGCCTTGATCTATGTAATTAAAATAATCTATTGAATTTACATTAATACCAAGATCTACAGCTTCCTCATGCAGTCCATAAGCTGTTGCAGTCATTACTTTCTTATCTGGAGCCATAAACCAAGTATTCTCATCACCCCAGTTTTTAGCTTCTGCGGTTAATTGAATCTGTGGTTCCTGTGCGGCAACATTCTGAGCCGCCTGCAAGGCTACATCCTGTCTGTACTGCTGCGGTTGAGGCTTTGGAGCTTGAGCTAAATTATTTTCATATCGATGAATATCATTTAACTCTGTTTGAGCCTTAAGCATTTCACTTTGAGTGTTAACAACACCATCGGTGTCGCCTTCCTCATAAGCTTTTCTGTAATCATTTTTGGCTTTTTCAAGCGAAGCGTTAGCTCTTTGCTTTATCTGTTCAACTAAAGCTGTTTCACCACGAGATATTAAAGAATCCTGCTCTTGAACCCTTCCGGATAATTGTTGAGCAATTTTTATAGCCTCATCACGGGTTCTCTGGGCTTCTTCTTTTCTTCGACGCTCTTCATGAAAATCGTATCTAAGACCTTTCAGTCTTTTCTTAACATTGCCATCATATTCATCAAGCTCTCCGTCAGTTAACTCACTAGGCTCGTCTCTTCTCGGAGGTCTTCTGTCCTCCTTTGGCCTGTCGTCAACGACTTCAAAGTCATACTTTGACTCGCTAGGTTCTTTTTCTACTTTTTGTTTTTTTTCAAAAGTTGTTTTAACTCCGAAAAATTTATCTTCAGCAGACTGTATATCTTCAGTTTGTTCAACTAATTGATTTTCACTCATGCTTTTACAATCCCCCTTGGGTCTTCCACAACAGCTTCTACGCTATCATCGTTGATAAACCGAAACTCTTGACCGTGAACCTTGAATCTAGTTCCAGAGTAAGACCTCATGATGATCAAATCTCCTTCCTTGCAGTAAGGCCCACTGGGGAATCGTTGAGGATCTTTATAGCAATCAGGCCCTATCTTGAGAACCATGCCTACTATCGATCCTATCTCTTCATCCTGTAATGTTGTCGTTGCCTTCAGGATACCGCCGTCATATTCTTTTTCCGGCTCAGGCAATGCAATCAATATTTTATATCCTGTCGGATCTGGGAGTTGATTGGCGCTTCGAGCCTCATCCGACTCGCTTTCTATTTGAGCAACTTTGCTCATGCTTTCTCCTTGCATTGGGTAAACGCCCAAAGTCGTTTGCACCAGAATAGCGTCTGGAGTCGCTGCACTAGGAAAACGCCTAGAGTCGTTATTGGGCTTGCTCGTAGCGAGCCTTTGCATCCACGATCTCACGCTCTGCTTGGGCGAGACCCTGTATGATTCCGCAGCATTTAGAATACTCTGCAAAGTCTTTGCAGGAACCGGCACTAAGGTGATCGGTTACAGTATCTTTCTGCTCTTTAATATTTGATCTTAAATAATCAAATATGTCCAGTTCTTTTATTTGTCATCTCCCATCGTTTCCTTGGCAATTTCAATACCAAGCTTGGCACCTGCTATTTGCTCATCTGAGGCAATTGAACATCTTCGCCTTTGATTTTAAGCTCTTGCATCTGCATTTGAACGATAGGATCTTTTAACTGCTCTTGAGCTTGTTTCATTTGCTGTTCTTTTTGAGACTTGCCTGAGAGCTGGGCTGCGGCTGGGGCAACTAACCTTGATATTCTAAACTCAATATCCTCAGGCAAAGGCTCATCTGGAGTTGGCAACTCAACACCAAGCTCTTTTTCAATCTCCATACGATACTGAAAGGCCAAATGCTCTTGAACGTGCGCGGCCATCTCCGCAATGGCTTTTTGGGCGTTAGGACTTTTGCCCATTATCTCCATAACCTGAGGATCAGTCGTTAATGCCATGTGGGTTTGAATATGTGCCTCGTGATCCTGATAAATAAACGCCTTAACCGGCTTACTATTCAGTATATTCATGTTTTCACTAACCGGATCAGTCGGTTTCATGTCATTTTCGGTAGGAACTATCTGATCTGCGTCTTGTATGCCCAGAACATCAAGCATTTGTCGGTGTAATAG